GCACGCCGTCTCGATCGAGCCAATGGGTATCGGTTTCGGCTGGCGCGTGCATCTGCACCCGACAGTCGTAAACCAGATCATCGACAAGTTCTGGCCTGCTGGTGACGCGTGAGCGGCGAGATGGGGTTCAGTCCTATCCAGGAGGCGTTCATCGCCGAGCGCGGTGGCGGGATCGCGTTCGTCGTCGTGCCACGCGGTGAGCGGGGGCTGTATGGCGACATGGCAAAGACGTTTTATGGGAATCTGAACTTTGACCGGCTCTATGACGGAAAGGGAAATTGTCAAGTCACGCCAGAAGAATTCCGCAAGTGTGCCGAAAACATGTGCAAAAAGATGGTTGAATACTATACTGAGCGAGTTTACAAAAAGGAGACGGTGTGGACCCCCGAGACATGACAAGCATGAACCCCCCTAGCGTGATCCAGGTGCAGGCTGGATTGAGCATCCCGGACTCAGCATTCCTGAGCATGTACGGCGCAGCCATGGTGGAGGCCGCGGAGGCCGGCATTGAGTCCCAGAGGCGCTGGACCCTGCACCACATGGGCTGCATTGAGACGGTCGACCCGGTGTTCGGCAAGGAGTGGGAGAAGCGCGAGGACAGCATCCCCATCCCCGAGGCGACGTTCGGCCTCCGAGCCCGTATGTTCGCGCGGCTCCAGGAGGGCGTCAGCCACATGGCCCAGCTCAAGCCGAAGGACGAGTGCCCGCTCCCCGAGCAGGAGATGCGCTGGCTGGCCCATGCACTTGGGCACGAATTCCGGGTGAGCTCGATGAAGGCCAACGGCCGCGGAGTTTACGTTGACGCCTGCCTTGGCGATGCGTATCCGGTCGCACGCGCAGGCGTGGACGCGGCAGAATATACCCAGCACATGAAGAACCACCCGGAATGGATCGAGGAAGATTACCGTGCGCACCTTGGGTACAAGGCTGTACTCTTGGCGGCAGGAAGAGACCTCGACGAGATCCCGAAGGACCCCGCCCAGGAATCCAGGATGCGCTTCAACGGGAGGTAAGATGACTGAAATCAGTGAAGACCGTCACATCGACGTGACGTACCTGCTCGCGCTGGCCAACCGGATGACCGACGAGGACCAGGAGCGCGGGTTGCCGCGGGGGTTCATGATCATCGTGGCCGAGGGCGACGGGACGTTTACCAACCGGGCTACCGATACCGACGGTGATACGGACCTGATCGCGCTGATCGGGAACATGGAGATCATGAAGCACACGCTGATCGCCAGCCGCATGAGCATGGCGCCTGTCAATGTAGACGGGACGCTCATGACCGACGAGGAGATCGAGGCTGAGTTCGGAGACGATGATGACGAGGAAGACTGACAAAGTGGCGAAGTGCACAGATAGCCGAGGCCATGATTGGACGCGCTACAAGGTTGACGAGGCGTATGTCCACGATATCCCGCAGCCGGTTCCAGTGAAGCCGTGTATCCCGGTCAGCATCTGCACCCGATGCCACATGATCGACACGTGGTTGTACGTCCCGGGTGGCGAGGGTGATGACGATATCCACCTTGTCGGGATGGGCGAGATCGTATGAGCAAGCGCAGGAGCAACTGTGAGCACGATAACCTGGAGATCCTGCCCGGCAATGTGATCAAGTGTCAGCGCTGCGGGGAACCGCTGGAGGATGAGTTCATCTTGCAGGATCTTTGCGACCGCGGTGGCCCCGTCGAGATTACGGTTATCTTGTACCAAGAGAAGCCCAAGCCCTTGACATACCGGCTCAGCGACTTACGCTGATAGGTGGAGGTACTCATGGCAAAGCCCAAGGCAAAGCCAGCCGGCAAGGCAAAGGCAAAACCGGCGCCGAAGTCCAAGAAACCTGCGCCCAGGAAGAAGGCGCCAGCGATGCCGCCCATTCCGCCCGGCGGTCTCGGTATGCCCCCGACCGGCAGTGGCCAGGGTGGCCCATTGGGCGGTGGAGCTGGGAGTTTCTGATGGACAAATCCGACAAGAAAGAGCTGAAGTCCATGGGTAAGAAAGCCTTCATCAAGATGGAAAAGAAGGACATCGCCCAAGCCAAGAAGACCAAGAAGAAGCCGGCAAAGTGAGCCCGTTTCATAAGTGTATAGGGTGTATGGAATACAAGGATGCGTCATGTTTTTCAACTCATGGCGGTGGAAGGCGCACGGCTAGGTGCAAGAGTTGTTTAAATAAGCGTGCGCAAGAATCAAGAACTGCCAACGGAGACCACGCTAGGCGCCGCACCCGCGCTTGGGATCTCCGGCGCAGGTTAGATATGTTCAGAATTACCATGGAAGAGTACGAATTGATGGTCGATTCTGGGTGCTCTATATGTGGATCAGGATTCGCCCCGGCTGGAGAGCCTTGCAGGGACATGCATTTCGATCATTGCCATGAAAGCGGCGCCTTCCGGGGTCTGCTATGTGGAAGGTGTAATACGTCCATTGGCAAATTTGAAGACAGTCCAGGCTTGCTGCGCAAGGCTGCCGACTATATCGAGGGGGCATATTGTCAACGCATGTGAGCAAACCCTGTGGACAAGAGTGGAGACGGTGGAAGCGCAAGAGAATGCGCCAGCGGGTTTCCGCCGGCATGGACCAGTACCCAGATAGCTGGGAAGACGAATGGGCACTGTGCAGCGCCAGGGAGCACACGCGTGTGTTCACCACGGTCGATAAGCCGGTGAAGCCAATCGTAGCAAGCCTACCGTCACCAGAGTTGACAGCGCTTGAGATCATCGAGCACAGGATCAAGAAGTTCGAGCGCAAGCGCCAGTACGAAGTGGCGAGACAATTGATCGACATCAACATTCCCGTGAGCGGACCTTACGGGATTCTTCATTTTGGGGACCCACATGTTGACGACGACGGGACCGACCTGGGTAAGCTCATGGCGGACATTGCGTTGGTCAAGAACACTGAAGGGCTTTTTGCCGCAAACATCGGAGACTCACGTAATAACTGGGTCGGTAGGCTGGCGCGGTTGTACGGTGAGCAGGGTACGAGCGCCAAGGAAGCACTCATACTTGCTGACTGGTTCCTCCGTGAGCTACGTGGACATTGGGCATACCTTATTGGGGGCAACCACGACGCTTGGTCCGGAGCCGATGATCCGCTCGAATGGATATCGGCACAGATCAACGCACTCTACGAGCCTTCTGAGGCGCGCATTAGATTGGTACCTCCAACTGGAGAGCCAACTATTATCAACGCTCGGCACGACTTCAAGGGGTCAAGCCAGTGGAACGCCGCCCACCCAGTCATGAAGGCTGCGATGCTAGGCGTCCGTGACGACATTTTTGTTTGCGGCCACAAGCACGTTTGCGGTTACGGCGTAAACAAGAGTCCCGACGACGGCCGCATCAGCCACTGTATCCAGCTGGCTAGCTACAAGATCTACGACCGTTTTGCCCGCGAGAAGGGGTTCAAGGACCAGCACATAAGTCCTTGCGGTGTAACAGTTATAGACCCAAGCGCGGAGCTGATCAACCGTGTACAATTTTTCTGGGACGCGAAAGCCGGCGCCGAATATCTGTCATACTTGCGCGGGAGGTCCCGCTATGACATGGTCGCTGACGCCCGGGGAAGACGGTTTCCTAATTTCTAACACGGTCGGGCATATCTCCGAGCCGTGGGGTGTGATCATGACGCAGGCGAAGGCCCTGAAGTTCATCGAGTGGCTTGAGTGGGGGGAGACGATGGAGCGATTCGGATGTCAAATCGCTCCACCCCCGCCCAAGCCGCTACCTAAGCGGAGGCGCAAAACCTAACCGGGTGCCCTAATCGGTAACGACGGGCGATGCTCAGTGGCGACTGACGATAGACGGCCACCACCCGGCTAGATTTACCCCTTGCGCACGAGCTATATCGACTTACATTCTGTTCACTGGAGACAAGCATGGCACTCAATGTAGGCATGTATGGCGGCAAGATGCTCGACATCACTGACCTTAAGCCTGACGATATCAGCATTTACGATATCGGGTGGGCTCTCGCGCAGAACCTGCGTTTCAACGGGCACACGATCATCCCGTATTCCGTGGCTGAGCATTGCACGGCCCTTAGTCTGTGGGTGCCAGAGCACTTGGCCCTGGTGGCCCTGCTCCATGACGCCTCCGAGGCGTACATCGGTGACGTGATCAACCCGGTGAAGCAGTGGTGCCCAGAGCTTGTGGCGCTTGAGGAGAGCATTCATAAGGTCATCTTCGAGCACTTCAGGCTTGACCCGGAGGCTATCAAGCTGATCAAGCCGCAGGATGACGACATGTGCCGGTGCGAGGCCATGCAGATCATGGGCGCGCCGGATTGGGCGCGCGGACCGAATCTGCTTCGGCACGAGATTGCCGGACCCATGACGGAGTACGAGCGCCGGTATTACTTCTTCCGCAGGTTCGAAGACCTGACGGGGGAGAAGGTTTCGCTACCACGTGACGGCCGCGACGACCGCGGCATCAAGTCCTACAGGGCTGGGAGGGGATTGTAATGGCCATCGGCACAGGCAAGCAGAAGCGGAAGTGGTTCACATGGAAGACGCGCACCGGAGCCACGACTGGCATGTGGAGCGACGATCCAACGATACACGAAATTATCACCCCGTTGAGGCAGGTCGGGGACACTGCTGAGGTAAGGCTAATCAACGGTGACATCATAGTGGTGCTATGGGATCACACCCCACCAGAGATTGGTTTCCAAGCCATGAGTATGGACGAGCCCATCAGTTTCTCTATCCCACCTCCAGTCGAGAAAGACGAGCAGATAAGCGCCTGCCTTGAGGCTCACCGGCTGATCCACGGAGACAGGGCTAAGCAGTACGGTAACGTGCATGATAACTTCGGCCGATGGTCCAATCTATGCCTGTCCGCCGGGATCGAAGCGAGCCCATACGACTTGGCCATCATCATGGCGCTATGCAAGCTGGCCCGGCAGGCAAACAAGCACAAGCGGGACAATATCGTGGATGCCATCGGGTATCTTGATCTGGCCCAGCAGCTTTCCAATGGCGACTGCAGGGCGATGCAGGCATAACGTAAGGGGGCCGAGTGGCCCCCTTTTCGCGTCGGTCCTACCTATAGACGCTACTTGCCGGACTTCCCAAGGGGCGTCCGGTCACAGTCGCCGGCGGGGCAGTCACCCGGGTTCTGAGCTGGCGCAGCGCAGAAGCCAGGGACGTTAGACCCCATCGGGTCCAGCGGTGACTTGCCACCGCCGGTTGCCTTCGATCGTTGGGACGGCTGGCGCCCAGGAGCCGGTGAAGGATACCGGTCCGTAGTATCGAAGCTGCGTGCCATGGTTAGGCCGTCTTCCCAACCTTGGAGCTGTGACCGGCGGTCACCGCACCCAGCTTGCCGCCATCGGCCTGAACCTGGCCATCGGCGCCAGACTTGCCAGGCTTCGCGAGCTCGCTGTTCGCGCCGGTTGAGGCGCAGGACGGGAGGTTGGTGGGGGTCTGTGCGTTGCTGTACTGGCTCATGATATTCTCCTTTGGGCTGTCGACCGCCCGATGTGATACTATCATACCGCACAGAAAGCAACGAGGTGTCAATGTCGAATGTAGATAAATTACTGCAAGAGTATCTTAGACGTCAGCGCAGCAAGGTGTTCGAAAACTTCGTCCCGTACGGCTGGCAGCTGCAGTGGCTTAACTCCCACGCGAAGATGGTTGTGGCGCTATGCGCGAATCAGGTCGGGAAGTCCACGACGATCGCGGCCAAGGCTTCCATGACGGCTCGCTGCAAATACCCCGGTTGGTACAAGGGCGTGAAGATTGTCGACCGGGCGCCAGTCATCTTCGTTGTCGGCCTGACTTCCGAGGAAGTCCGAGATTCGATCCAAACCAAGCTGATCGGCCCCAATATCGACGACCCGTCTGGTGGCATGATCCCACCCGAAGACATCATCAAGATTACCAAGCGTGCAAACGTACCCGGTTCAGCAGATACGATCTTCGTTCGACACCCTCTCGGTCAGGCCCAGATTGTTCTAAAGACGGCCGAGCAGGGCCGGGAGCGATTGCAGGGCGCCACAGTAGATCTGGTGATCATCGACGAAGAGCCCCCGAGGGACGTGCTGAACGAGCTGGTAGCCCGTACGGCTAAGGCGAATGGCCAGCTGTGCATCGGGTTTACGGCTCTGAAGGGCATGTCTGAGGTTTACGTCTTTCTAGCCGAGCAGCCTGCCGATGTGGCGGAGGTCATCCATGCCGGGTGGAATGCCACGGACGCCCCGCACTTGACGTCCGAGTCGATCCGCCTGATGACCGAGATCTACAAGGACAACCCGGCAGAACTCCAGGCCCGCTCGACTGGCATCCCGACTGTGGGCAAGGGGCAGATCTACCCGTTCCCGCCGGATGACTATTCTGGCCGCAGCTTCAAGATCCGCGATCACATGCGTCGGCTTGTCGCCATGGACGTTGGGTGGACCCACCCAACCGCGGCCTTGATTGGCGCCTACGACGACGACACCGACATCTTGTACATCTATGACGAACACTGCCAGGAGGCCAAGCCGCCGAGCCACCACGCTTCGGCCATCCGCCGGTGGGGCGATTACACGATTGTCATGGATACTGCGTCGCTTCAGACCAACAAGAACGACGGAACGACGCTGTACGGGATGTATGAGATGGAGTTCGATGGCCCTGACTGGGACCAGATCCCGGAGGAGAAGCGGCGCGTCCAGCTGGCCGACAACACCGCCGGGTCCGTTATGTCTGGCATCGCCAGGACTTACCAGCGCTTTGACGAGGGCAGGATCTACATCAGCGACAACTGCGTAAAACTGCTTGCAGAATTGAAGATGTACAGATACGACGAAAAGACGGGTAAGATTGTCAAGAAGAAGGACGACCTTTGCGATGCCCTTCGGTACATGGTTATGTCTTTGCACTTGGCAAGGTTGCGTGGTATGCGTACGAGGTTTGAAGATATGATCTACGGCGCAGACGATGAGAAGTGGAATCCGATTGACCCGACAGTTGGCTACTAGGAGCGCATATGGAACCTGAAGTTGATATGCAGGCCAACCCTACCGAGGACGATTACGAATCTCTGATCATGAAGGATGTCGACCCGGGCTCAGCTGCTGGCCAGCTGCTCAACCTGTTCCTGACCGCCCGGTTTGCGCGCCGCAACCAGGACACGATCTGGATGACGGCGTTCCGTAATATCAGAGCTAAATACGGGCCTGATGTGACGCTTGTCGAGGGATGGTCTCGCGCGTTTGTGAACATGACTAGCCCAAAGATCCAGACTGCGTTCGCGATCATCACCGACATCTTGCTCCCGAATGGGAAGGATGTTTGGGATGTTGACACCACACCGGAGCCGTTCCTGCCGGAGTTCACCGAGTTCCTGGCCAAGCAGAACGCCGAGCAGGGCATCGACGCAGACTTCTCCACGTTCAAGAATCAGATCTTCCTTGAGGGCCAGCGCCGTTGCCGCAACCTGCGCAAGAAGATCAACGACGGGATGGTCGAGACGGCATTCAGATCCATCTTGAAGGAGGGCATCTACGACTTGGCCGCGTTCGGGAACGCCGGCGTGTTCGGTCCGTTCCCCGAGAAGCGCAAGCGCAAAGCCCGCGGTGGACGCAAGGCCAGCGAGTATCTGTACCCGAAGTTCGAGTACGTGAGTCTGTTCGACATCTACCCAGATCCCGGGGCGCGCAGTGTGCAGGATTGCCTGTACGTATGCCGGCGCCGAGTGGTCAATAAGGCGTGGATCAGCGAAATGCGCAAGGCTCCTGGGTTCAATAAGGCCACCCTGGACTACACGATCGAGCATGCTCCCGACGGTAACTGGACCCCAGAGCCGTGGGAAACCGACATGATCATTGCCAACAACAACAACCAGATGTACACCTATCGACACCGGTATGTGGTGTACGACTTCTGGATTCGCAAGACCGGCCGGGAGATGATCGAGCTTGGATGCACCGACAATGAGATCGACCAGGACGATCTGAACGCGATGTACATGGCGAACATCATGGTGTGCAACGGACAGGTTATCCGCGCCGTCGTCAGCGAGTTCCACGAAGATCGCATCCCGTGCTATTTGCCGCAGTGCCGCAAGAACATTCACTCGGTGTGGGGCTCTGGCTTTGCTGAATTGATGTTCGACTCCCAGGCGTCCGGGTCTGCGTGTGAGCGAGCCGCCAACGACACGATGGCCAGTATCGCGCGGCCTCAGACTGTAATCGATATGAGCCGAGTCAAGATGGGCACAGACTCGCTCAAGCCGCATCCTGGCAAGCTGTGGTATGTGAACAACGCAGTTGGCGGGGCTCAGAAGCCTGTCGATATCTTCTACCCGCCCAACATCATCAAGGAAGTCCTTGAGCGCCAGCAGGCTGCGCGCGCGTGGGCTCAGGAGGAGACCGGAATCCCGGACTTCCTCATGGGCAACAACGCGCAGGGCACGCACAACCGCACCCTCGGTGGAGCCGAGCTCCAGTGGAACAACGCTACCAATCCGTTTAAGACCGTGATCTCCAACATCGAAGAGCAGTGCATCATTCCGTGCACCGAGAAAGTCGCCGACTTCTACTTGACGTATGAGTACAGTGATGAGATCGATGCCGACTTCAAGATTGTTTCAAATGGGCTACAGGGCCTTGTCGCCAAGATGGCCCGCGCGCAGGGCGTGCTTGAGATGATGAAGGCTGTCGGGAGCAACGAGTACTGGCAGTCCCGCTTCAACGACAAGCGCATTGGCGAGATCCTTGAGGATGCGTGGTCGATCGCCGGGGAGCAGATCTTCCTGAACGATGCTGACGCGATGGCCAAGCTTGAGAAGTTGCAGTCTATGCAGCCGCCTCCGCCCACCAACCCCGGCCTTCCGGAACGCGATGCCAAGCTCAAGGCTCTCGCCGAGACCGACAAGGGCACGCCGGCTTACCCGATCGCGCTTGAAGCCGTGTATGACGACCTTGGGATCACTGGCCCAGCCGTTGCCGCGGCACTGAACATCATGCGCGAAGAGTCGCTCACCGCTCACAGGCAGTTCGTTACCCAGGCTGACGCTGCGAGCCTTGGCATGGACGTCAACCCAGATGGATCGGGCAAGGACATCCCGGACGCCAAGGGCTCCGGAATGTCGGGCGGGGTGGCGCCAAACGCCCCGACCCCCCCGGCTTGGTCGGGTGGCCAGCCTGGCAGCATCCCGGCCCAGATGGCCCCGCAGATGACAGACAAGGGCATTATCCAGGCGCCACTTCCGCTCGGCGTGCCCTCGCTCGGAACCCCCAAGGCTGAGTCGCTTGTGCAGCACCCAGAGCGCTATTCGGCGTCCATCCCCCCAGGTAGAGCCACTAACCCCGCTGACGTCGGCGGGTCTGGCCTACCCAAAATCGGAGGTTAGTAGTGGCACAGTACGGTAAACAAGAAGTTGCGCAGCGGATGTCCATGCTTATGGAGTCCTCTGGGGAGATCATCCAGCAGTATGCGGACGCTCAGATCGAGCTGTTGCACGACTCGCTTGAGCGCTCTAACGACTTCGCAGAGATCAGATTCATCCAGGGCCAGATCGCTGGCATCCGGGACTTTTGTTCGTTTGTTCAGGAATAACTTGACATACGAACCAACACACACTCAATATCACACACGGAGGAAAGCATGGGCAGGAAATCAAGGGCACAGCTAGACGCTGAACGGTTGGCCGCGCTGGAGCAGGCTCAGACGCGGGTCGATTCCGGGGAGGTCTCCGCCGATGAGGTTGTTGCGAATCTCGAAGGTGACGACGGTATCAGCACAGCCGACAGGGAAGAGATGTATCGCGATATCGATGAGCGCATTGCGCGTAGTAATGGAGAAGAGCAGCCGAAAGAGACTGTAAAGAAGCCTGAGCCAAAGGTTGAAACTATCGACCCACGCGAGATCGCGGAGCTGAAGCGCCAGCTTAGCTTCTACGAGCAGGAGTTGAACCCAGCCCAGAAGCGTGCTCAGCAGCTTGAGCGCGAGGTTGAAGAGCTGCGCGCCCAGCTCGCGGCCCGCCCAGCGCAGCCTGACGGCCCTGTCGATTATGGGCTTACCGAGGAGGAGCAGGAATTCGAGACGGTTACGAGCATCGCCGAGAAGGTTAGCAAGGCGACCGCGGCCAAGATGCTCAAGGAAGTTGACGCATTGAAAGCCAAGCTCGCAGAGTTTGAAGGGTTGAACACGCAGAACAAGATTGACGCCGAGATTGCGAAACATCGCGTCGCACTCAGCAAGGCGCTTGACGGCACTAACCCGGACGATCTTTTTGGTCATCCTAAAATTGCCGACTGGGCTAACGAACAATCTGACGAGGAAGTGCTTGCACTTCGTAATCCGATCGCGTATAGTCCAAAGTTCGTAGCGGGCGTACTTACCCGCTTTAAGGCTGAAGTATTGAAGGGGCAGGCAAAGCGAGAGCCGTCCCAAGGAGAGTCCGCAGTGCCGTCACGGGTAGCCCCTGACGTGGTCGAACGAAGCGATCGTCAGAATTCCGACACCGTTAGGTTTGACCCTCGGACGTTCCAACAGGATGTCAACAAGCTCATCTCGTCCGGTCGGACTGCTGACGCTGAGAAGCTGATCAAGCAAGCCGAAAAGGCCATGAGCGCCTAGCAAACCCACTCAATAAGGAGGCCCCTTCATGGCGACCTACCCCGTTTCCCCCACGACCGCTTCTCTGGACAACGTCCTGAGTGTGGCCGTTCCCCGCGATTTCCGCGACTCTGGCTGGGTCCAGGGCACGGCTATCGTCAAGGACGTCACTGCTGCCAGCAAGGTCAAGCAGAGCCCCGAGATCCAGCGCTACGTCCGGTCCTTAGACCTCAAGACCGGCGTTTACAAGAACGCGTCCTTGGTGGCCCAGACTCTGGTCACGACCGACGTCATCCAGGCTCTCCCGGTTAGCAAGGGCGACGTCATCACTGGCGGCGTTCTGAAGGTTCTGCGCGTTTCCTCGGCCGGCGCCACCAATACCATTACCGTCCAGGTCGGTGCTACCGCGATTTCCGCGGCCATCTCGACCCTGGCGCTTGGCACCACCGCTGTTGCGACTGCCGTCCCTCTCCCGATCACTGCCGATGACACTGTGGACTTCGTGCTGACTGGCACGACTGGCCCCGTCTTCGACGGTCTGGTTGAGCTCACCCTCTTCGTCCAGCCCGCTTCGCGCAGCTAAGGAGATAACAACATGGCTATTTCTCGCGTAACTGCTAACCTCGCCAACCGGCTCTTCATCCCGCAGCTGTACTCCCAGAAGCTGCAGGTCAAGTTCTATGCCGGCTCCGTCGTGCCCAACATCGTGAACTACGAGTGGGAAGGCGAAATCCGTTCCGTTGGTGACAAGATCAACATCCGCCAGCTGCCTGACCTCATCGTCAGCCCCTGGAGCGTCAACGACGACATCAACTTCCAGGAACTGGAAGACGGCCAGATCCAGCTGACCATCGACTACGCGTACTACGCTGCGTACAAGATGGACTACGTGGACTTCCACCAGATGGACATCGCGCTCAAGGAACGCCTCATGGACGAACTCAACAACCGCATGCGGTTGCAGGTTGAGAATACCGTTCTTGGAACCGTTTACTCCAGCGCTTACCAGACGGTTGACACGACCAACAACGATGCCTCGACCCGCTACTTCGTCAAGGCGTCCGACGCCGCGACCGGCTGGATTCTCCGTAACGATCGCCTGCTCACCGAGCAGAACATCCCCCTGGAGAACCGCTGGTTCCTGATGTCGCCCTCCATGAAGGAGCAGGCCATCCAGCAGGCCGTGCTGTACAACTACGCCACTGGCGATACCGCCAAGGCGCCCGTCCGCACTGGTCTCGTCGGCCCGCTCGGTAGCCTCAGCCTGTACGAGTCCACCCTCCTGTCTGGCGGCGCCGGCTCTACTGTCGCTACCAGCATCAATGCCATGTGCGGCCACCGGAGCGCTGTCAGCTTCGCCAGCCAGTTCACCGAGTTCGAGAGCGACATCGTTCTGCAGAACACGTTCGGCAAGGGCACTCGTTCGCTGATGGTGTTCGGTTTCGGCGCCACCAAGAAGGAAGCCCTGATCTACAACAAGGTCGCGTTCGCTGCCTAGTTGACGTAAACGGCCCCGGGCCAGCAATAGCTGGCTCGGGGTTTATCGCATAACACACCACGGAGGAACATATGCAGAAGCTCTCGAAAGGCTCTATCGACGCGGACCGCCGAATCATGGCTAAGTCTCGCAATTGCACCAAGATCACCAGTATCGAGCCGGACTTTGATGGGCGGTGTAAGCAGTTTGACCGCACCAGCTACAATGATCGCCAGTGGCACTCGCTGTATGTTTACTGCTGGAGCCACAAGGAAGACTTCGAATTCCACTACAAGACCAGCGCGACCCCGGCTGCGCTGTCCGAGCGCCAGATGGCGAAGATGGGCATTGAGGTCGAGGACGACGATCACATCATCTACAAGAACAAGGTCTATACGGACGACGAGCTCCGTGGCACCAGAATCAAGACGCTTCGAGAGATTTGTATTGCGAAGGGGTTGCCAGATGATGGCGACAAGCGAGCGATGATCGATGCTATCCTTGAGGTGCAGGGCATCCAGGAGGACTAACCCATGTACATCCGCGACCTGCAGAGCCGAGTTCAGTTCTTGCGGGCGGATCTACCTGCTGGGTTCACCAATCAGGCTCTACAAGATGCGGCTCGTTATGTCGCTCGCAAGACCGGCGTTGTCAGGCTCGTTAAGTTCGGGCATGTCAGCGCCGGTCAGTTGCGTGTTGACCTGGACAGCTTCATGGGTGCGTCTGCTGATGAGTTCGAAGTGCTGTGGCCCACCGAGGTTTTGTACATACCTGGAATGGACAGGGACGCTACGTTCAAAGCGCTGCTCACGCCAACATCGCTAACGATCCCGTTGATTGGCGCTGCCACTGATTGGGATTTCTACACAGCCACTGAAGACCTGACCGCAAGCGATGGTGTCACTTCCTACCCAATGAAACAGGGCGACGTCATTATCGCTACCAACGGCGTGTGGAAGATTACCGAATACTGGAAGAGCGCAGTAGCGCGCGATGCTAGGCGCGGCAGATTGTTCCGCGCTCAGAACTCCCCGATGAACAGCAACGGATATCTAAGCGGCTATTCCGTTGAGCGTAAGTCATTGCTCCTCACCCCGGTTCCGGTGTCTGATGTATCTCTGTCGATTGAATGCGCGATTGTCCCGAAGAAGGAATTCGACAACATCGATCTTCCCATCGAGGCTGAGGACGCTGTCATCGAGATCGCGAAGTCGTACATACTGGCGCTCCCGAACAAAACTGGCGGCGGGGCTAACCCGCAGCTTGCGGCGCTGCATGCTCGCAATGGCGATGGCGAGGTGTCGCTGGTGCGCGCTCTCGCTGAGGGCGGGTATGGCGATTCGGAAGTCGCTCCTCCGCCTAAGTTTGGGAATTAGGGGGCGCCATGGGTAAGACTTGCGCACAGGTTGAGCAGCAGATCCGGGAGCTCGTTGGCGATTACCAGGCCACCACCTACCAGCCAGAGGCTGTGATTGAGGCCATCAACTGGGGCCAGAACGTGGTGATGCGCCTAAAGGGGTTCAAGGTGTCCGACGCCCTGTACACTCCAGCTCAGTATCCAACGGGGGAGTTCCCATCTGACTGGCTGTGTGTCAAGCGGGTGCTGCTTGTAACGCCGACTGGAGGCCTGACTCCACCGTCAAACGACGACACCGTGCACAGGGTTCTCGAAGAATCTGCGATGTCGTACGAGGATTCTGTGAACGAGATGTGGAAGACGACCAGGGCCAAGTACCTACCACGCCGGTGGACGCTCGTTGGCAATAAGCAGTTCTCGATCGTCCCGCCGTTTCTGCCAACCGATGGTTCCGGAACCGGGTACAAGGTGCGCGTCCACTACATCCCAATGGCTACTCCGGTTGCCATTCCGGCCGACGATATCGACGTCACAATCCCAGACTATTATCAAGAGGCTATCCGTTACATTGCTGTATGCTATTTGCTTGAGAAGGATACTGATCTAAAGTCCGTTCAGTTGAAGGCCGAGATGTACAAGTCGTTTCAATTCCACATGGCCTCCGGTCTTGAGCCGCTGGCGATCACCGAACAAGACTCATAAGGAGCAACCATGGCGGCACCCAGCGCAATCACCCTCTACAACTCGTTCAAGGAATATCTCGGTGACGGCACCTTCGACATGAACACCAACACGTTCAAGGTGCAGTTGCATACCAGCACCTACACCCCGGCCCTTACCCACACCGTTTCCGCCGACCTCACCAACGAAGTCGCCAACGGCAACGGGTACACGACTGGTGGGTTTACGCTCACGACCCCGGCGTACGCGCAGACTTCCGGCACGGCCAAGTGGTCTACCGCAAATAACCCGAATTGGACCGGAGCGACTGCCGGGTTCGTGGCTCGGTATGCCGTGTTCCTCGCCAGCGGAACCCTCAACGGCCGTGTCAATCCGCTGATCGGTTACATGCTGCTTGACTCGGCTCCCGCCGATGTCAGTTTCGCGGTCGGGAATACGGTGACGATTACCCAGCATGCTAACGGCTGGTTCACGCTCACCTAGTAGGAGTAGCTGATGGGCGACTTCGCCACTACTGCCGACATTGTCGCAGCCGACGCAAACTGCCAGAATGTCGGCATCAGAGCCATGCAGTCCAAGGGGACGCTTACCACTGCCGCTGGGTTTTATTACTCCTGCTGGCAGACGGCTGGCCCCCCGACTGCGGGTGGCCTGCCCGGTGCTGCGGCTACACCCACCGCCGCGACTACCGGCGCGCTCAACTTCGGGATGCGGCCTGCCGTGTCTGGCGGGACGCTGCGACTCCTTGAGTGGTCTTACTTCCAGGCTAACGCAACGCTCAGCGGGTCCATCCTGTATGATCGGCTGGCGCACAACAGCGGTCTCGTGACGAATGTCACCACGGCGCAATCCACCAACCTCCCGGTGTCCATCGCCACGGCTGCTGCTGACGGCAGATGCAACGCCAACGGGAGTGATGTCGAGTGGTTCATCGAGGTCTATACGGCTGGTGGAACAACCAGCAGCGTAAGCATGAC